AAGAGTCAGTCTATCATGTATGTCGGTGACAAGGAAAATGCCAACACGGACTCTGCGCTTGTTTCAACGAAGAGAAGTCTTATTTTTAACCAGTTTAATAAAGAACTCTATCAGAAGTTCTTTATGACAACGGAAGAGATACAGGCGTGTCGTGACGGTTATATTTACGTGCATGATATGTCTGCAAGACGTGATACGATGAACTGCTGTCTTTTTGACGTGGCAAATGTCTTAAAGGGCGGATTTGAGATGGGTAACATTTGGTACAATGAACCGAAGAGTCTCGATGTTGCCTTTGACGTAATCGGTGATATTGTGCTTTCCGCTGCCAGCCAGCAGTATGGTGGATTTACGGTACCGGAAGTGGACAAGATTCTTGTGCCTTATGCAGAAAAGTCCTACGAAAAAGCAATTAAAAAATATGTCAAACTCGGTATCGACCGCGAGACCGCAGAAGCGGAAGCGTATGCGGATGTTGTGCGTGAGTTTGAGCAGGGATTCCAGGGATGGGAATACAAATTTAATACAGTTGCTTCCAGCCGAGGAGATTATCCGTTTATTACGGTGACAGCAGGTATAGGAACACATCGTTTTGCTAAGCTTGCAACGATTTCACTTTTGAATGTGCGTCGTCGCGGGCAGGGAAAGAAGGAGTGCAAAAAACCTGTATTGTTCCCGAAAATTGTGTTCTTATATGATGAAAGTCTGCACGGACCGGGCAAAGAGCTCGAGGATGTGTTTGAGGCCGGTGTGAAGTGTTCAGCTAAGACCATGTATCCGGATTGGCTTTCCTTGACCGGAAAAGGTTATGTGGCAAGTATGTACAAACAGTACGGAAAAGTAATTTCGCCGATGGGATGTCGTGCATTTTTATCTCCTTGGTATGAGAGAGGCGGAATGCATCCGGCAGATGAAAACGATGCTCCGGTTTTCGTGGGACGTTTTAATATCGGTGCGGTTTCCCTGCATTTACCTATGATTCTGGCAAAGTCGAGACAGGAAAGCAAGGATTTCTATGAAGTACTGGATTATTATCTGAATCTGATTCGTCAGCTTCATATCCGTACGTATGCATATCTCGGTGAGATGCGTGCATCTACGAATCCGCTTGCATATTGTGAAGGTGGATTTTTAAACGGAAATCTTGATTTGCATGATAAGATTAAACCGCTTTTGAAATACGCTACAGCTTCTTTCGGAATTACGGCATTTAATGAACTGCAGGAACTTTACAACGGAAAATCTTTGGTAGAGGACGGACAGTTTGCATTAGAAGTATTGGAGCACATTAATAACAGAGTAAATGAATTTAAAGAAGAGGACGGTAATCTTTATGCCATTTACGGAACACCTGCAGAGAATCTTTGTGGATTGCAGGTAAAACAGTTCCGTGCAAAATACGGCATTATTGAGGGCGTATCTGATAAGGAGTATGTTTCTAACAGTTTCCATTGCCATGTATCAGAAGATATTACGCCAATTGAAAAACAGGATTTAGAGTATCGTTTTTGGGAACTATCCAACGGTGGTAAAATCCAGTATGTAAAATATCCGATCGATTATAATTTTGAAGCGATTAAGACATTGATTCATCGTGCGATGGATATGGGATTTTATGAGGGGGTAAATATGTCTCTGGCTTACTGTGATGATTGCGGTCATCAGGAGCTTGAGATGGACGTTTGTCCGAAATGCGGAAGCAGAAATCTTACGAAAATTGACCGTATGAACGGATATCTGGCATATTCGAGAGTGCATGGGGATACCAGACTTTCCGATGCAAAAATGGCAGAGATTGCAGAACGTAAGAGTATGTAAAGGAAGAATTTTTTATGAGATATCACAACATTACACATGATGATATGTTAAACGGAGACGGACTTAGAGTGGTTCTTTGGGTGGCAGGTTGTACACATTGTTGCAAAGGATGTCAGAATCCGCTCACGTGGGATCCGGACGGAGGCCTTGAATTTGATGAGGCAGCAAAGCAGGAAATCTTTGAGCAGCTTGAAAAAAGCTATATTTCCGGTATTACATTTTCAGGCGGCGACCCGCTTCATGCGGCAAACCGTGTCGGTGTACGTAAGCTTATGGCAGAGATTAAGGAGAAATATCCGGATAAAACCATTTGGCTTTACACGGGTGATGTTTGGGAAAAAATTCTTCATTATCCGGCAATGCAGTACGTAGATGTTCTTGTAGATGGTGAATATATGCAGGAATGCAGGGATGTAAAACTTCTTTGGAAGGGCAGTTCGAACCAGCGTGTGATTGATGTACAGCAGACATTACGACAGACGGATCCTACGGTTCCTGTATTGCACTGCGGAGATTATGCATAGGCAAATTTATTGCGAAAATTAGATGGGCTCATGTTCGGGTTATAAGAACTTGGATATGAGCTTGTTTATTATCGTACTTTTCACTGAACCTGAGGTTTCTTGGCGAGCCGGAGATTCTCCCGGAAAATCGAGGTGGGTATATGCCAAAAAAATTATTTATTATACCCGGAAACATCCTTAAAATGGTTTACATAATATGCGGCTTGGGTATATATACATAAAATGAAAAAAATACCCATATTTTCGGTGAATTGTGGGTATTTCGATATGAATATATCATCTGTACCCAAAGTGTATAGGGGGCAGATAGTGTGATGAAGAGATAGTGGATGGCAGTGCGAGGGTGAGAGAAATCATGAGCAAAGGTCGTATTTTAGTTGTAGAAGATTATAAAGAAATCAGTCAGATGCTTGCAGATTTTCTGATGACACATGACTATGAAGTGGAATGCGCATATGACGGAAAGAAAGCATCGGAATTATTAAAACAAAATACATATGCAATTGTGCTTATGGATTTGATGCTCCCATACAAGAGCGGAGATGTGCTGATCAAAGAGTTACGGGAGCATTCAAATACCCCGGTTATTTGTTTGTCTGCAAAGTCGCAGGTAGAAACCCGCCTTGAGGTGCTTCGCATGGGAGCGGATGATTATATCTTAAAACCGTTTGACCTTGATGAGGTACTTGTGCGGATTGAGGTTGTGATGCGCAGAGCGAAAGTGCCTACGGAAAACGCAAGCAAAACAGCAGAGAACGAATGCATACAAGAGGGGCAGTTGATGCTTTTTCCGGAGAAGAACCGGGCGACATATGAAGGGACAGTACTTGCGCTGACAGCTAAGGAATTAAAACTGCTTCAGTTGTTTTTGGAACAGCCGGACAAAACCTTTACCAAAGCCAATCTCTACGAATCCGTGTGGAACGATATCTATTATTATGAGGATAACACCATCAATGTGCATATGAGCAATCTTCGCAGCAAGCTAAAAAAAGCAACCGGGAAGGATTATATTGAAACCGTTTGGGGAATCGGATACCGATTGAAGAAACAGGAGGAGCCTTATGTGGATGGCAATTAGTGTAGTTTTACTTCTTCTTTGTATGGCTCTTTTTATGTATCTTCATGCGTTAAAACGAGAAATCAGAAATTGCAGGGAAGAACTGGAAAAAACAAAGGAAATGTCTTACAATCGACAGCTCACCATTTCGTTATTTGATAAAGATTTGACGGATTTGGCATCGGAAATGAATGAAAATCTGGATTATCAAAAGGAAATGAAGCTTCGCATAATGAAGGAAGAGGAAAAGTGGAAGCAGTCCGTATCGGATATCGCGCATGATCTTCGAACGCCGTTAACTGTTGTAAAAGGAAATCTCCAAATGCTGCAGCAGGAAGGAAATCTAACCGAGAAACAGCAAAGCTATTTGGAAACCGGACTTCAAAAAACCGAAAGTCTCAAACAAATGATGGATGAATTTTTTGAGTTAGCGATGCTGGAAAGTGATAAAAGCAGGGCGGTTTGTTCCAAACTTGATTTAACAGCGCTTCTCATACAGTTTGTCGTGGACCATGAGGCGGTAATCAAAAACTCTAATTTACAACCGGTGATTCATATTCCGGACAAAAGTATTATGGTAGATGGAAATGAAGACCTGCTTCTTCGTATGCTTGGAAATCTTTTGACCAATGTGTTTAGATATGCAAAGGATAGCTTTGAAATTTCATTGGTAGAAATAGAAAAAGATGGTAGAATTTGCGAATTATCCTTTAAAAATCGGCTTATGCCGGGACAGGTGGTGGATGAAACCAGGCTTTTTGACAGAACATATCGGGGGGAGGAGGCTCGCAGTAACCAGGGGACCGGCTTGGGACTTTATATTGTAAAACTACTTGCCATGAAACAGGAGGCGGAAGTGTTTGCAAGAAAAGAAGAAAGCAGCTTATGCATAGGAATAAGATTTTAAAAAGAAATTTAAAGAATTTAAGAAAATTAAGAAATTCTTTAAGTTTCTTTTTTATTCTGAAATAGAAGCTGAAAGAAAACAGATACTTTGGAGGAGATTATGAGCAATGTAATTATCGAAGCAAAGGGGATTACCAAGCAATATATGGACCATAAGGTGGTAAACGATGCGGACTTTCAAATAAAAGAAGGTCAAATTGTGGGCTTGATTGGACCGAACGGTGCGACTATGTTAGTAGCACACCGCTCAAAAAAATATTATCTCATCCAGTTTGCCCTCTGTATCTAGCTTTATAGCCTTTACATACTTACGCCAGAACGCTCTTTTATTCTCTTTATTAAGAGCGTTATATAACTCTTTCCAGTCATCTTTAGCCAGTAGCTCCTCATATATGCTTAAATCTCTTTCCTCCACAGGTGTTAAGCTCTCCTGTAACTCTGCCAGCTGTCTTTCCAACTCCTCATACTCTCTATCATACTCCTCCTCTTTAACTCTACCTTTTCTAAACATAGTGTTTAATCTATTCATTTCAGAGTGTAAGTTAGCTATAGAGTTTTTAACACCGTCAGTGTGGGTGTTAGTGTTAGCTGTTATTTTAACGTGTGTTATATGGTTGTTAATAAAACGGTTAAGGTTGTTTAACATGGCTTTTTCTAAGTGTGCCTCATTAGGGTATTTTCTAAAGGTGCAAAGCTTAGACATTTTAGCCTTATTACAGCGGTATTGATAAATCACATTGGTATAAGTGTATACTTTACCATTAGGCTTTCTATTTACACGATTAGCAGAGCTTATACCTGTCATTTTTCTACCACAGCAAGGACAGGAGAGTAGACCAGTAAATAGATACACTCTATTGGTTTTAGGGCGTTTTACGTTACTATCTAAAATAGCCTGTATTTTATCAAAAGTGGCTTTATCCACATAACCTTTACAGTAAAAGTCATTTCCTCTGTAGTGCCCCCATAATTTAGTATCAGTTAACACTTTTCTAAGCTGGGCGTACTCATGTTTAGTACCATATTTATTATTGACATAAACCACGCTACCTTTTACAGACTGGTGTACTAAAAAGTAATTGATAAAATCAGTTATAAGCTCTTTAGTCTCTGGGTCAGGGATGACGTTTTTTAAGCCCGTTTTTTCGTCTCTACCTACCGTAAAGGCTAAGCCCTGACTCTGCGCTCCTGTAAGTGGCTGACCTGTACGGACTTTATACTCATTCACTAAGTCAATACGCTCCCCTGTCTGATCTGCCTCATATTCAGCCATAGCTAATTTTTGCGTCACCCAGTAGCGACCGTTAGCGGTGGTGAGGTCATATTTTTCCTCTGTAGCCGTCCACGTCACTTTATTAGCCTCTAATACTTTCTGACACTCATAATACTCAGCTACAGACCTAAAATAACGGTCTAGCTTAATAAATATGATACGGTCAAACTTGCCAGCTTTAGCGTCATTAAGCATACGCTGTAAAGCTGGTCTACGTCTGATTAACTTTCGTCCACTTATTCCCTCATCCTCATACCATTCTATTATATTTAAACCGTGCTCCTCAGCGTAGCGTCTGAGTGTGTCACGCTGAGCGTCTAAAGATAGACCGTGTAACTTTTGCTCTTGTGAAGATACACGCACATAACAAGCTATTCTTTCTATTTTTTTATTTTTTGGTGACATACCTGAGCCCTCCATAAAATTACTATTGAATTTTTGGAAAAATTATAGTAATATAAAATTTGTAAAAAAACAAACATTTGTTCGATTGATGGGGTGTAGCTATGGAAAGAGATTTTGTAATTGAAACAATCAAAGAATTATTAACTAACTGTACAGATATAGAATTACTATACCTCATACAAGGCTTACTTAGTGCAGAGTGTTAAGTTTGCTCAGCTCAGTAACCATGCTCCCTATAGTTTTACGTTGATCATCTGTTAGATGACTTATAGACATACATAAATTACGTAATTCTTCATTATCTTTTAACTCCATGATGAGCTTAACCAGCTCATCATTTTTTATTTGAGCTTGTGGACGCTCCATAGGTACGTCATAACCAGCCAGCCACATTTCAGATACCCCTAAAACTCTAGCCATATCCATTAAAGCCTTTTGTTTAGGTTGCCAGTTTTGTTTTACCCAGCCGTTAATAGAACTCTTTTTTATGCCTGTACGCTCTACAAGGTCTACCTGTTTCCACCCTTTCATAGCTAACGCTTCGGCTATTCTATTATTTCTTTTGTAATCACTCATATTTTCACCTCCTGTCTGTGTATTATCATTATATGGTAAAAGTACAGAAAATACAACAAATAATGTACGATTTATAAAAAAAATATAGAATTTCTGTATTTTGGTGTTGACATTTAAAATTATATCAGTATAATAAGGCTTGTGGGGTACAGAAAACTGTACCAGAGGAGGTGATGATATGTATGCAAAGTTAAAGGGCAAAATTAAGGAAGTGTATAACACACAAAAGGCTTTTGCTGAGGCGATGGAGATGAGCGAGAGTGCTGTAGGACAGCGTTTAAGCGGTATTACACAGTGGAAACCAGAAGAAATGGCTAAGGCGTGCGACCTTTTGGGTATTCCCATGACAGAAATACACTTATATTTTTTTAATCAAAAAGTACAGATTTCTTGACTTTGTAAGAGGTAACTATTATGGAAGTGATAGGAACACAGCCGACAGGTGAGAGCATATGTCAAACAGTTACCTCAGAAAGTGGCTGACTGGCTTAAAAAAGTGGTCAATAAAGTAGGTGACTGGGGCGCAAATTTAGCTAAAAAAGGTAAAGAGTCAGCAAAAAAACTCTATGACGCTGTAGTAGAAAAAGTCGGAGAAATCACAGGTAAAATTAAGTCTATCGGCTCTGACATTGTAACGGGTCTGTACAACGGTATTAACAATAAAGTACAGTGGCTTAAAGATAAGATTAAAGGTTTTGTAGGTGATGTTACAGAGTGGCTTAAAAAATTCTTTGAAATCGGCTCACCGTCTAAGCTCATGGCTAATGAGGTCGGTAAGTGGTTACCAGAGGGTATAGCTGTAGGTGTTAAAGATAATACTAAAGGGTTATTTAATACCTTAAAAGATTTAGCTATTGACACGGTAGGAAGTGCCAGAGCTGGCTTAGGAACAGCCACAGCTACTATAGGTGGTAGCGGAACTGTAGGCGGTGGAGTAGTCAATAATTTCTATCAGACTATTAACAGTCCTAAACAACTTAGCAGACTGGATATTTACAGACAGAGTAAAAACTTATTAGGT